TAATACGCGTTACAAAAACACTGTTTGGTAGATGTTGGCCAAATATTACAACATCAAACTTACACCCCCAGGCTGCAAGTTGAGAGTGCGTAACATCTTTCCATTGCTTTTTATCACGCACGCACCAATAAATTATAGTGTTACCATCTTGGTACAATTCATTGATTTCCTCAATCTTTTCAAAATGAGGAAATGCAAATTTATAATCTAATGGATCGCTATCACATATTATTCCGTCGACATCGACGATGTAGATCATAAAAACACCCCATATTAGATCGAACCGGCTGGTGCAATCACGATTTTTGAGAACACTCGCTTGTATTCGCTGAGGATCTGATCTGTTGGGTTAGCAGATGTTGCAACTGCACCCGCATACAATGTAATCACTTTGTCATCTGCGTATGGCATGAATGGGGCAAAGCCAACAGTCATTCGACCATCTCCGGCTTGTTGGTATACCAATGACACAGCATCAACCAAGTTGAATGCGCCTGAATCCTTGTGGATGGATTCCACTTGGGCCATGATCTCTTCACCAGAAGTCAGCTTGAATAGTTTAATTTCACTCATATTTTTCACCTAAAAAAGAAACAAAGTTGATAACGTCCATCTCATTATAAAACATTCTGAAGATGAAGTCATCTTTATTTACCCCGAATGCAAACACAAGAAATGTAGCGTCTGCTCGGGAGTACGAAAGCTTGACCACCCAATCGCCAAATTTTGTAAGTCGAAAAGATGATAGTTCCATAGTAGAAAGAGGGACCACGGTCCCTCTTGGTTATCGGCCGATATTCGAGTGTTTGATGCGAGCCTTAAAAATTGCTTGTCTCGCATCTTGAAACACTCGTACGATTGAGAGGATAAGTTTCACAAATTATCCTCTGTTAGATATTGTGCTGTGTTGTACTGAGCAAACTCAGATACAGTGGAAGGTTCATCGGAAATCTCAACCTTCTTTGGCTTCTTGTGCTCAGGTACGAGGCGTTCCAGAACAATCTTGAGCATACCGTTAAACAATCCAGCACCCTTTATTTCCATTTGATCATCTAAGGCAAATGTACGAGTGAAAGCGCGATCAGCAATTCCTTTAAACAAGTAGTTGCTTGTATCAGCGTTGTCCTTCACGCCACCTTTTACAATCAACAGATCATTTTGGAATTCGATGTTCAGATCGGACTTTGCAAATCCAGCGACAGCGATTTCAATGGTGTATGTATTATCACCAGTCTTTTTGATGTTGTATGGAGGGTAGTTTGGAATGTTCTTTGCAAAGTCCTCAGACATTTTTGCAAGACGGTTGAATTGATCATCAAAGCCTACAAAGAATTTATCGAATTCTTTTGCAGTGGGACCAAATGTGATATTACCAAGTTTAAAGTCAGTCATTGTTTACTCCTTTTAAGCGAGAAAATAAAATGCCACCCCGAAGGCGTAGCGTTAGTGTTGAATTTTCATCTTCAACATTTTATTTACATTGGTATAATCTTCCATGTAAATTTCTTTGCGTTGGTGGTTAGATGAGCCCTCATCTAGGTTAACTAACCATCCACCAAACGATGTTAGACCAAATATATCAATTAGCTTTGATTCAAGCATTAAAGCTTCTTTTTCTGTGAGGTTATCTTTAATAACCTCGACTTGGATATATTTACCGGACGACTCTATGAATTGTCTTTTCTTTCTGTGACTCTCATTGCGAGCTAGATCATATGCACGAGAACCTTCTCCTTTACCTACATAAAATGGCAGCCAGCGTAACCCTAGAGTTGATGCAAATGCAATTTTGCCATTAACATCAGCTTTTAAACCATAAAATGGGTCACAGTGAGCGTAGACGTAAAACCGTCTTTCCTCGCACAACACTTGGTTTTCATACAGCAATGATATGTCTGCATTGTATATACGGTTACACGACTCAAAAACCGATAAATGAGTTTTCTTATATCGTTTCTCAACTACTGTTAGTTGATTTAATCTACGATCTATTTTTGATCTTAAGGATTTTAATTGTTCAACAGAATCCCAGTCAATATTCATACAGTTCTCCTAAAAGAATCCGGTTACAGCTCCGGAGACACCTTAACGGAGTGTCTGAATAATTTGCCGTTACATGCCCTGATTGGCGTCAGAGTTTATATTTAACGTTGTATGTAAACCAACGGACGCCTAGGGGCAAGCCCCTTAACCGTTGCGACAACGGACCTAAGGTAGGTTCAATTCGGTGACCGTGGACATTTAACCAGCCTTCACGGCCATGCTGGTTCCCATCTCGAAGGGATTATACGAGCTTCTTGTCTGAGTTATTTATAAACTCACCCAAGAATTGAGCCTTGCTAACAACGGCTTCTTGTGTAGGAAATTGTGGCATCTCGGGCATTGCTGGTGGCATCTCATTTTTGAGCCGCGCAGTTTCTACCTGTATCTGCCAGTTGTTTATGAGGGCCTCACGGTTGGCAAAGAAATTTTGCATCTCTGTATCCTGTGCCATCTTGAGTACTTCTAAACGGATTTCATATGGTGTTTTGGACATTATAGTCTCCTGTGTGTTGTGTTGGGGGTTTTAAAGAGGTGCCCCCGACCTCTATTCTTTACTTATGCAGCTGCTGGAGCTTCAGTTGAGGTCTGAGCTAACTGAGCCTCACCCTGAGTCTTGATTTTTTGGATCAAGACTGCAATTTCCTCGAACGGGTGCTTACCAAGTGATCGGAGGATCACGTTGACTTCCGCAACGCTGAGCTCGAGGTTAATTTTAACTTCTTCCATGATACATTCACCTTATTAATTGTAGACCGAAACTTTAACGCTTCTTTGTTCCGATCTGATATTTAGGAACTAATTCCCATTCACCCTTCTCTTTATAAGAAACAATCTTAATTTGAGAAAGTACTGATTGAGTGTTGGTGTTTGGTTTTGAAACAATCTTCAACAAACCCCAATCCTCCAGGAGAATAGCAATAGCATTTCTCCTGTCTATGTCGCCCACCGTAATGCTGCTTTCCTTGTTGTCAAGGATGAATAGCTCTTTAAAGTGAACAATAAAATATCGTCCCTGTTTGTGCAGGATATGCGCTGATTGATACAGCTTTTTATCTTTCTTTGATGCAACGCCAATTCGCGTCAATGTCTCTTTTACTTTTAGAAAGTTATCAGAGGATGGGAGAATAATCTCCAGCATTGAGCTTGGCACCCAATCATAGTAAATCACATCCGTTGTCATGATTTCCACCTTTACCCATTTGTTGTTTTATATACTCTAGTTGATCTTGAGAAAGGATGGATATTGCTTCCAAGGCTCTTTCTGTAGAGTATTTATAAAAAGAACAAACAGCGGAAATATCCTGGGGAAGCGGTTCTTTCTTACCCCACTTCGAAAATCTCTTACGCTTGGGGATTGAATTCTTTAGAAACTCAAACTGCCAACGCTTGGGTATGTTTGGTATTGCATTGATAGCATTAGCATACATGATGGTGTCGGGGAAGTACGATAACGATCGATTGACGAGGAACGGAACATAGTCTTTTTCAGCTTGTGGATCCTCGAAAAGATCACGCTTATCGAAGTTGATGGCATTAACAAAATCAAAAACATTCATATTATAAATAATTAAAAAGGAAAACAAATGGCATACACTTATTATATCTACCACGAACCCACAAAACAACATTATTATGGGGCACGGTGGGCGAGGACAGCCGACCCCTCTGATTTTTGGGTTACGTACTTCACCTCATCTCGACCAGTAAAACAACTCATTGAACAATATGGGCGTGATAGTTTTAGTGTACAGATCCGTAAGGTCTTTGAGTGCGGCTTAGAAGCTCGTCGGTGGGAGCACCGCGTTCTCAAACGCATAAGAGCGTGTAGTCGTAAAGAATGGTTGAATACATCCAATGGTCAACCACCAATTTGCAACTATTCGCGGTTGGGTCAAGGTAGGGGTCGGTTTTTATCCGAGCAACACAAACAGTCTATATCAACAAGTCACCGCGGTAAATCCAAGCCTCAGACAGATGAGCACAAAGCAAAGGGAGCCGCAGCGAGACGAGGCACGAAGAGAACTGACGAGACCCGGAATCTCATGAGCAAGTCATCGCGCGCAGCTAAACAAACTTATGTATTCACAAAATTAGATCACACCTTTTGTGGTAATATGAGTGATTGGGCTGAGTACCATAACCTCAACGTCAAGAGTGCGGCTACGTGTTTTTGCTTGGGTAAACCTTACAAGGGTTGGGTTAGAGTGCTTAGTTAGATGGTGTCATGTTTATATCCTACTTCCTTCAAGTTTTCAGGCATGGCCGTGAACCTCTTCGAGGGAAACCGCTCACCGAGAACAGCAGATACTTCCTCGTGATTTGTACCCTGCGCAAGGAATTCACCCGTCGATTTGTTGTAAATGTAGAACTGATCACCCTCGCGGCGGATTTCAATCATCACAGTTTTATCAACCTCCGCCCTCGCAGCTTCGTCAATCAACTCTTGATAGTGGCGGAGGTATTGCATAGCTCTAATCTCACGACCCTTCCAACCGAGCATGAAACAACCCACACCCACCACAATAAGGACAATAAACTCAATCATACAAACTTGCACCCACTCATAACTTCTGTCAAACACGCCATCAAATTAATTTCATGATCCGCCACAAACGACGCCTTGTATTGATAGTCAGCGAGGATCAACACTAACTGAGGGACGCTAGATGGCTCCATAATCGTACTCGACCCATCATAAAGCTCTCGAAACAAACGTGTACTATCACCATCCGAATTTACAGCTACCCACTTACGGACTTCTGTGAAGTTCTTTTCTTTCATCAGCTTGAACAGTTGCTTGTAAGACTCTGAGCCTAGGTTCACAAGAATACCGGAGTCAATCTTACCCGACACGGAGTAGCGTTGGAGCTCGTTCAAGATTCGGCGGTAGTCTGGGAAGTGTTTCTGGACGAGCTCAGCAACAACCTTTGGATCGTACTCAACCCCCTCTGTCTTCAAGATACCAACTGCCCGTTTGAAAAACTGAGCTGCAATTTCTCGCTTCTCACTGCCAGTAATTTTGAAGTCAACAACAGCACAGCGAGAATGCAACGGCTCGATGATACGGTTCTTGAAATTGCATGTCAAGATGAACCGGCAGTTACTTGCAAACTCCTCCATGAACCCACGCAGAGCTGGTTGCGTAGAATTAGGGTTCAAATAGTCTGCCTCATCCAGGATAACGACCTTTTTAGCATCCGTTAAAGACACAGACGAAGCAAACCCCTTGATCTTGGTACGCAACACATCAATACCGGATTCATCAGAACCGTTAATGAACATGTACTCTGCACCAATCTCATTGCAAAGAGCTCGAGCTACAGTTGTCTTGCCGACGCCCGCTGAGCCGTGGAACAAGAAGTGGGGAAGCTCGCCAGCTTCGATGTAATCCTTGAAAACTTTCTTCAAAGATTCTGGAAGAACACACTCATCAATAGTTTGTGGACGATACTGCTCGCACCAGATAAAGTTATTAATATTTCCATTCATTTCGCTCATCATGTAACCTCACATATTTTTCGCTGCGGCCGAGTTCTTTTGATGCTCGTGCAACTGATTCATAATCAATACCATGTACCCTGACGGGTATACGTTTCCCTTTATACACATCACGTGATCGTTGTTTTTGCTGCTCCGTCCTCTGCTTTCCATAGTTGGGATTATCTTTACCTTTCTTTCCATACATTGGGTTATTCGCACCAGAATTATCGCGCCTTGATATTGCGGCCTTGTAGTTCGGACTTGATGACGTGTCACCACCATCTCCCCCTTTAGTCATATTATATTCTGGTTGTAGTTGCTCTATCAATAAAACTTCTTCTTCATCTAACCCATCTGATAGGTGTTCGATGGTAAAATTATCTACCCCATACTTCCTCATAGCCTTGTAAAGGTAGGTCTCTCGACCGTACTCGGCATTCTTCTTGTGTTGGTACCAGCGATCTTCCATTAGTCGGGACGTCTTGCCTATATAACGATCGCCAGTTAGTTGGTTAGTGATTATGTATATCATGGACTATAGTTCTCTTTATGAAATGTATAGTCCTATATATAATTTTCAATATTTTGAGTGGTGCAAAGGATGGATTATACACCATTCCAATCTTTATACCAACGATGAAATGCTTCTTTCATCGACTCATCTTTCTTCCAATCGCACGACCACCCTATCATGCCACCCTTCCACGATCCAGCCTTCGATCCCAACTCAACATTTGAATTGCAGTCAACGACGCGTCGAGTATACCGGAAGATTGGAAGCCACCGAGTCCACTTGGGACGCCACTCGCGCTCCTCACCCGTTAAACGGATCCGTGCAACCTGTTTGCGACCATCTTTTGTGTGGTGTTCAAGCTCAACAAATTGAGCCACCTCTGTTTCAACACGATTGAGATCTTCTTCAGTTCTACCGTCGAGGAGCTCCCACCAGTGATAGTGCTTCTGTTTACCACGAGGGTATTTGTTACGATAGTACAACTCACCATCCGGATACAGCAGGTCGTGTCGCACAATTTCAAGTCGCCAAGGCCACCAGAACACTTTGGTGTGGTCAGAGTTTTTGGGGTCACGGGAACTCCAAGAACCTGGTTGAATGCCGTAATGAATGTGGATAGCCTCTTTATCAAAAGAGAATCCGTAGTCGCGACGGATTTCTTCTGTATAGCCTTTGCGACCATCATCACGTACGTGGGCCCACGATTCATTAGAAAGGTCAACCCACTTTGATCTTGGCTTGAACAATTCCGGAATCTTAATCCACCATGAATGACCAAAAGCGGCTATGTGCAGTTGGCAGTATGGCTTCTCGGATCGATGATCACGCTCATAAGGATTCTGAATACCCAGTGCAAATGAGAACCAGTGATCGCGTTTGTAATACTCAACTCTCTTGCGCATGCAATTCCTTACTCAACATTGCAATTAATTGGGCTTGCTCTTTGTTACGCGCCTCAAGATCTTTGACGCGCTGGCGTTCTATCTTTGCATCCTCGTAACTTACGTAGCGCTTCTCGAGGTATGGTTGCATCGAGATCACCTTAGCATAGTACTCATGCTTCTGCTTATGGTAATCTCGTTGTTGTTGCAGCTTCGCAATTTTCTTGAGAAGCCTGCCCTCTCTAATCTCAGAAGTCGAAGGACGATTTTCAATTGTCATTATATAATTCCTTTAGTTTGACCAGCCCATTCACATAAATAAAAGTGCCCTCGCGGAACGCCAATTCCCAGGACTCTAACACTTTCAAGGAGTATCAGCATGTTTATTTATTACGTTTACGCCTACCTTCGCAAAGATGGTACACCTTACTATATTGGTAAGGGCAAAGGTAACCGAGCATTTAGCTTACAACACACCATCAATTTACCCAACCGCGACAGAATCATTTTCTTAGAAACTAATTTATCTAATATCGGAGCGCTTGCTTTAGAACGTAGATACATTCGTTGGTATGGTCGAATAGATAATGGAACCGGAATCCTTCGTAATAAAACTGATGGAGGTGACGGACAAACCGGCCTTTCTCAGGAGCATTTACAAAAGATGATTAGGGCTCGTGGAGGTATTGCTCACAACAAAGGTAAACCTATGAGCGAGGATCAAAAACAGAAGCTCAGAACATCTGCTAAAGAGCGTGGTCACTCCGTTGGCTCTAAAAATCCCAATTATGGTAAGAAAACCTCTGCAGAAAAATCAGCAAAGATGTCAGCGTCGAGACTGGCATTTTTAGCTTCCAATCCGGAGATTGTTAACCCATCAACAGTACCATTTTTATCAATAGTCGGCACTAGAAAAACATACGCGAAGAATGTCGCTTCACGTATGTTTCCTGATCTCAAGCAATTCTTTTAAAAACCAAAAGTGCTATCTAGCTCTGTGGCTACGTAGTACATCAACTGTTGGTTAGTTGCTTGGAATCGACTGATTTTCTTTGCTCCGATAGAAACGGCGTAATCACCAGACATCAGTTTCAAATTTTCCACTTTGAACTTGACCTTGAACGTCTTGTCTGTGACACCAATCTCAGAGTCAAATGAGCTTCCGGTTGGATTAGACTTATCACCCACGTTGACGGTAACTGTCGACCCATCACCCACAAAAGCAATATCAGCCACCTTCAAAA